TAACGCTCAGCAAATTCCTCGGGACGATCCTATTATCAAGGGCTGTATCAAAGCTCCGCAGGGTTACAAGATTGTTTCGCAAGACTTGACCACAGCCGAAATGTACTATGCTGCTGTGTTATCGGGCGACAAGAACCTGCAGCAAGTTTTCTCCAGCGGTGGTGACTTTCACAGCACAATTGCTAAAATGGTGTTTAACTTGCCGTGTCACGTAGACGAGGTTAAAAACCTTTACAAGAGTATGCGTCAGAGTGCTAAAGCCATTAGTTTCGGTATCTTGTACGGCAGTGGTGCTAACAAAGTGTCAGTCACAGTGCAAAAAGCAACTGGCGAACCTTACCCAGTTGAGCAGGCACGTGACGATATTAAACAATACTTTACAAAGTTCAATAAACTAAAACAGTGGTTGGATAACAGAAAGGCATTCATTGAAGCAAACGGATACACTTATAGCTTCTTTGGCAGAAAGCGTCGCCTACCAAACGTATTTAGCCAAGACAAGGGCATTGCAGCTCATGAAGTACGAAGCGGCATCAATGCCGAAGTACAGTCACTTGCTAGCGACATTAACTTGCTTGGTGCTATCAGAACTGCAAACGAAATCCAACAACGTGGGCTAGACGCAAAGATCTGTATGTTGGTACACGACTCCATTGTTGCTGTTGTGCGCGAGGACTGTGTTGAAGAGTACTGTGAGATCTTGCAGCGTAACACTCAGCACGACTGGGGCTGTAGCATTCCTGGTAGTCCAATTGGTGTTGACCAAGAGGTGGGTGACGACTACAGTTTTGGAAAGTGGGATGAGTACTATACAGTTACAGACAATCAACTGGCCCGTGTTCAGGCTGGGTGAGAAAGCTCCACAGCAACGTGACGGTGTTGTGTACTACAGTTCCGAGTATGAACAAGATACAGACTCGGAACTTGTGGCGTCACATACACTACGCATTGTGGACGACAGTAACCTACCAGGCCCCACACTTGGTAGGCGTAGGTTACAGCTAAAGGCTGATGGTGCCGCAGTATTTCCACTACGTACAGCCGTGTACTTCTTAGCAGATCTTGTAAAGCTGGCAAAAGCAACTACGTGGTGGATCGACAGCAGCGGCCAAGTGTTTCAGCACAAAAAATCCACGCGCGCCAAACTAACAACACACAAGATCACACAAGTGTTACCTGCGGCGGGTCTAGGATGTGTGTTGCAGGTTGAAGGTCTGGTTACGCGATTCAAGTCTATTGCACGTCCTAAACCAGAAGAACAGTACGCAGCCTTACTTCACTTTGGCAGGATAACACTACTATACGGATTTTCCACCACACCACTTAAACCTACCTGGAGGCTAGTGTAATGCCGAAAGCAATTATATCTAACCGGATTTACCTAGATAACCCCGGTGTAGAGCACACAAAGAAGATAATCAACGAGCTAACGTACAAAATCAAAAAAGACACTGGTAATAAAAAGTTTCAGAGTATTGAAACTATACGTAACTACAAGTCGCTGGTAAAGGGCATATTGAGCATACCACAAGGCCGCCGTGATTTGATTCCCCACGACTACGAGGTAGTAGACAAGCGTGTTACCATACCAGTGCCGTTTCCCAATCCGCTATTCCCACTACGCGATGACCAGCGTGAAGTGTACGACCAGGTTGACGATACATGCTTTATTAATGCACTAGTAGGCTGGGGCAAGACATTCACAGCACTACACCTTGCACATAAGTTTGGACAAAAAACACTAGTAATTACACACACTACCGCACTGCGTGACCAGTGGGTTGAAGAGGTCGAAGTGCTATTTGGATGCAAGCCAGGTATTATTGGCAGTGGACAATTTGACCACGAGGATCACTTTATTACAGTGGCTAATATTCAAACTCTCAGTAAGAATGTGGCTGAGTTAGCTAAAGAGTTCGGCACCATTATCTTGGACGAAGCACACCACTGCCCTGCTAGTACATTTGCACAAACTATAGACGCATTTCATGCACGCTACAGGATTGCACTGTCGGGCACAATGATCCGCAAAGATCAAAAACACGTGATATTCCGTGACTACTTTGGAGATCATGTACTAAAGCCAGCATTAGCTAATACCATGACACCAGTTGTACACGCTGTTAAAAGCGGCTGGATACTAAAACCTGGGGCTACGTGGGTTGAAAAGATTAACGAGCTAACACAAGACGACCTGTACCAGCGATACATTGCCAGCATTGCGCTGTTACAAATGGAAGTTGGTCACAGCGTCTTAGTAGTGGCTGATCGAGTAGAATTTTTACAAAAAGTACAGGAATATATTGGTGATGAATGTTTGCTGGTTACTGGCGAAACCGACTACCTTCAACGACAAGCTGCAAAAGAGCAGCTACTCAGTGGGGCTAAAAAGGCAATCTGCGGGTCGCGACAAATCTTCTCAGAAGGTATTTCCATCAACGTGTTATCCTGCCTTATTCTTGCCGTTCCCATCTCCAACGACAGCTTGTTAGAGCAACTTGTTGGACGCGTTCAGCGTCAGTATGAGGGTAAACGGCAGCCCATAGTAGTAGATATTCAATTTGCTGGACACGCTGATCGTAAACAAAATAATGATCGTCTAGGGTTCTATTTACGCAAGGGCTGGCAAGTGGTAACGATGTAAAAATCTTCACTTGTCACCACTTTGCCTTTATGATATAATATAGTCTGAGTTCGCAATTATGGCTTTGTTATTTGACCTTTATACTCTTGAGCAAAGCACACAGTGTGACCCACAAAAATTAGTTACGACATTAGAGCTGTGGTTTAACAAGAAAATTATCCCTAAAAATCGTTATAGTAAAGTGAAGCCACTTTTAAACCTATCGGGAAACAATTACTTACTAAACCCAGCTCCATTGTTCAACGACAAAACCACAGATGTAGCTTATAAAGCACAATACATTCGACTAGCGGGACGCCGAGATTACTTTCAGTACAAGTTTTACAAAACACTTTACCTTGATCTTAGTTACTATACTGACATTAATCTAGACGCAATCAAAACCAATCCGCTGTTAACAATCACCAACAACAAAATACACTTCAAATACGAGGAAAATTAAAAATGGCACTTAGCTTCAAACAAACCAAAGGCAAAGCACAAAGCAACAAAGTTGAGTCTTACGAGTACAAAGACGGCGAAAACACAGTTCGCCTGGTAGGTGGAGTTCTTCCACGCTATATCTACTGGCTCAAGGGTACTAATAACAAGGACATTCCAGTTGAGTGTCTTGCTTTTAGCCGTGAAAAAGAAAAGTTTGACAACGTAGAAAAAGACGCCGTACCCGAGTTCTTCCCTGACGCTAAGTGCAGCTGGAGTTACTCAGTTAACTGTATCGACCCTAAGTCGAACAAAGTTGTAGCCCTTAATCTTAAAAAGAAACTGTTTGAGCAGATTGTAACTGCCGCAGAAGACCTGGGTGATCCAACAGACTACGATACTGGTTGGGACGTTGTGTTTAAGCGTGTTAAAACTGGCCCGCTTGCCTTTAATGTTGAATACACACTGCAAGTGCTTCGTTGCAAGCCTCGCGCACTGACTCCAGAAGAGCGCGCAATGGCAGATGCAGCCAAGTCTATTGACGAGAAGTTTCCTCGTCCAACTGAAGCCGAAGTTCGCGCACTGCTAGAAAAGATTACCACAAATCAGGAAACTGATGGTGACGAAGCTGGTGGTGACGAAGCCGAACGCGAAGCTGTCAAAGACCTAGGTTAATCACCACAAGCCCGCAAAAATAAACCTTTTGCGGGCTTTTTTGTCTGAACAACAATGAAAATACTATTCAGTGCCGACATACACATTAAACTAGGTCAGAAAAACGTTCCACTGGACTGGGCCAAACGCAGGTTTCAGCTATTTGTCGAGCAGTTTGCAACAATGCAAGCTCAGGCCGACTTGGTAGTGGTAGGCGGTGACGTGTTTGACAAGTTGCCTAATACTGAAGAAGTTGAGCTATACTTTGACTTTGTGGCCAGCTTCAAGAAACCAACACTGGTTTATCCAGGCAATCACGAAGCCCTGAAAAAAGACACCAGTTTCTTGACGCACCTTAAACGTGCTACACACAGACTAAATCCACTGGTAACACTAGTAGACGACTACTACGAAAACGTTGGCTTTGACCTAGACATTATTCCGTACAACAAACTAAAAGACTTTGTTGATAACTACAGCACGCTAGACTTTCACGGTAAGATCTTATGCACACACGTTCGTGGCGAGATTCCACCGCACGTAAAGCCTGAAATTCCGCTGGAGTTACTAGACCGCTGGCAAGTTGTGTTAGCAGGTGACTTACACAGCTATGAAAACTCGCAACGTAATATTCTGTATCCAGGCAGTCCGTATACCACTAGCTTTCACCGTAGTCGTGTAGAAACTGGTGCTATTCTGCTAGATTGCGATACGCTACAACACGACTGGTTAAAGTTCGACCTGCCGCAGCTAATTAAAAAGACTATTCGAGCAGGCGATCCAACACCTGCCACCCTCTTCGATCACACAATCTACGAGATCGAAGGCGACATGCAAGAATTACAAGCACTAGGTGATAGTGAGTTGATTGCTTCGAAGGTAATCAAACGCGACACCGATAGTGCACTTATCCTAGACCCTCAACTGTCACTAGCCGAAGAAGTACGAGAGTACTTAACGTACATACTTGAGCTACCAGAACTTACCATTGAACAAGTGCTAAAGGAATTTCAAAACCATGCTGACAAAATCCAAGCCGACTAATGCCACCGTGTGGTCACAAACAAACTGCCAAGCCTGTGTGCAAGCCAAGCAACTACTAGATCGCTACGGTATTCCGTATAGTGAAAAGATGATTGGCATCAACGGCTACACCAAAAAAGACTTAATTGACGCAGTTCCCACAGCACGCAGCGTTCCGCAAATTTTTCTGGACGGCAAGTACGTGGGTGGACTACCAGAACTAAAACAAATTCTGCTAAATGATAACAATTAAACAGCTACGTTGGAGCAATGCATTTAGTTATGGTCGTGACAATGTGTTGGACTTTTGCAGTGCTCCGCTAACACAGCTTGTGGGTCGAAATGGTCACGGCAAGAGTTCGATTGCGCTTATACTAGAAGAAGTGCTGTTCAATAAAAACAGCAAAGGCATTAAAAAAGCCGATATTCTTAACCGTTACGTGCGAGACAAGTCGTATAGTATCGAACTAGACTTTGAGCGTGACGGTGTGCCATACACTATTAAGTCCCAGCGTGGTACTACTCAAACAGTTAAGCTGTACCGTGATGGTGTGGATGTTAGTGCTCACACAGCCACACAAACCTACAAGCACATTGAGCAGGTTCTAGGTTTTGATCACAAGAGCTTTGCACAAATTGTGTACCAAAGCCACGCGTCGAGTCTAGAGTTCTTAACAGCACCAGACACAGCTCGCAAAAAGTTTCTTATTGAAATCTTAAATCTTGGGCAGTATACTCGTGCACAAGAAGTTTTCAAAGAAGTAGCACAAGACTTAGCCAAAGATATTAGCACCACACAAGCACAAGTAAATACTGTGAGTGCGTGGTTAGCGAAGTACGAGAAAACCGACTTAGTTCACCGCGAGCTGGTTAGTGTACCGGAACTAGATACTGCTCTGGTAACCCAGCACAGTGAGGTGTCACAAGCCTTAAGCGGTATTGAGGCTACTAATCGCAAGATCAGTCAAAACAATACCTACAAGCAACTGCAAGCAAAGATTGAGTTGTTGCCGATTCCACCAAAACCGGTTTTTGACACTGCGGCAAATGCTCAACAAACCAAAGCACTGTCTGCGGAACTGGTTGAGCTACAAAAAACGGTTCGTGATAGCCTGGCGTTTGTGAAGAAGATTGGTGGGCTACATGGCACTTGTCCTACTTGCTTACAGCCAATTAATACTCACAAGATCGGCGAACTAGAAACAGAGCAGCAGACAGTTCAAGCTGATGCCTCCACACAAATTGCCACAGTACAAGCCGAGTTGGCAGTACTGGAACATCAGCTAGCCGACTACAACACGCAAAAGACCGCGTGGGAACGTGCTGCTAAGGCTCAAGAGGACTGGGAAAAATATCATCAGCTTATTGACCCTCAACTGCCAACAACCTTACTAGACAAGCAAAGCTTAACTGCTCAGCTGGAAACACTGGCACAACAGATTGCGGAGTGTAGGAGCAAGATCACACAAGCTGAACGGCACAACCAACAAGCCAGTGCACATAACGCACAAGTAGACTTGGTAAAACAACAGCTTGTTGACATGAGTGCAGAACTTGAGCAGCACAGTGCTACTCTACACACACTTAATACTCGCATGAGTATTGTGGGTGTGCTAAACAAAACGTTCTCCACAACTGGACTAGTAGCTTACAAAATTGAGTGCTTAGTAAAAGACTTGGAAGAACTTACCAACGAGTACCTTGTAGCACTCAGTGACGGACGATTCCAGATCAGCTTTAAAATTAGTGCAAGCGACAAACTGAATGTAGTTATTACCGACAATGGTCGTGATATTGAGATACTAGCACTCAGTGGTGGTGAGCGTGCACGAGTTAATGTTGCAACACTACTTGCAATTCGCAAGCTAATGCAAACGTTGTCAAGTTCCAGAATCAACTTGCTGATACTAGACGAGACTGTGGAAACGCTGGATGTGGACGGTAAGGAAAAGCTAGTGGAAGTGTTGTTGGCTGAGCCGCACTTAAATACGTTTCTTGTATCACACGGATTCACACATCCGCTGCTAGAAAAAGTCCACGTTGTTAAACACAACAACATATCACAAATAGAGGCCTAATATGGTTAAAATAGAAAAATTATCACCAGATGCCAGGGTGTGGTTCCAACGTGATGGTACTCGCCAACAAGCATGGTTGCACCAACTGCTATCGCGAACCGAGTTAGCTACAATGGAGATCGAGTCGGGTACAGTGGTGTACAGCATCGACGAGCAGGAGGTAGTGACGCGTAGTGCTACCACCAAAAGTCCAGAACCTGCCACAGCCCCACAACCCGTGGCAGCACCAGCACCTGCCGAGCCACCAGTGGCAGAGGCAACGGAAACCAAACCTAAAATAGTGTTTCCCAAGAAGCGGTAATGGTTGATAGTCGAGCAAAAGGCGCACGTACTGAGACCACAGTACGTGACGTCTTAAGAAAACACACCGGTTTAGGGTGGGAGCGCGTACCAGGTAGTGGTGCTCTTGACCCTAAACATCAACTAAAAGCTGACTTATACGTGCCAGGGCGAACCAACCTGTGGGCAGTGGAAGTCAAAGGTTACGCAGAAGATCATATCAACAGCACCCTACTTACTGGCAAAAATCCACAACTGCTAGAGTTTTGGAAGCAGAGTGTTCGTCAAGCACACCAAGTTAACAAAAAGCCGCTGTTAATCTTTAAGTTTGACAGA